TATATTCATAATGGTGAGGGAACAGTTTAACAAGCAAATATTCATATAAATTTACTATAATAGTATATAACATATTATATAATGTGATGTTATATATTATTGAATTTACTATTTTTCAATAATATTTGAATAATATTTCAATTTTTTTTCTATAATTTTGCTTATAATATATTAAGTAACAACTTAAAAATATAAGTATAGTTTAATATATGCGTAAAAATATTATGAAGATAATATATAGAATTAGTGATGGTGGATATAATAAATTAAAACCAAAATACGTGACTAAACGTGGTATTTTTTTGCATTTTTTGAAAATATTTAAAGATTATGAAATATATGTAGTTGCTGATAATGTTGTTGATGAAACATATGCTTTTTTATGTGAAAATGTAGATATATCACATATATTTAGAACTTCATTGTCAAACGCAGGAGCATTTATGTATGCATTAGATTATGCTATTAGCAATTTTAATGATGAGGATATAGTTTATTTTGCGGAAGATGATTATATATATACTGAAAATGCTGGAAAAATTATAATTGAAGGTTTAAAAGTTGGAGATTATTCATCTGGTTATGATCATCCTGATAAATATTTAAATCATAGCGAAGGTGGCCCTAATCCTTATGTGAAAAATGGAGGTGAAATTACGCGTGTCAAAATTACCGAAAACAGACATTGGAAAATTACAAATAGTTGCTGTATGACATTTGCTGTAAAATTAGAAACAGTAAAAGCAGATTATGATATTATTTATAAGTATTGCTGTGGTAGACATCCATACGATTTTGAAATGTTTTTAGAATTGCGAAAGATAAATAAGAGAGATGTTGTATCCTGTATTCCGGCAGTTTCAAGTCACGGCGAAATAGCATGGTTATCTCCTTTTATTGATTGGGAAAAAGAATTTAATAAGACATTATAATAATGTAATATTTGAAAAGAACATTTTAGACATTTCATTTATTAAAGACTTAAAATATAATTGTAGTTTAATATATACTTAAAAATATATTAAGTAATAATTAAAATGAAAATAGGAGCTTGTATTCGCGTTAAAGATGAGCAAAATATTATATGTGATTGGGTGCGTTATTATTTGCATATAGGGTTTGATAAATTAATTATATATGATAATAATTCATATCCAACAGTTGAAGAGACTTTAACTGCTAATAATTTATATGATAAGAAACATATAGAATTATTAATAGATAAATTTGAAGGCAATGGACAACATATTGTGTATCAAGAAGCTATTGAACATAATAAAACATTAGATTGGTTATTGTTATGCGACCCAGACGAATTTATTTATATTAAAAATGGTAATATAAAAGAGTTTTTAAACACATTTTCAAGTGATACATGTACAATATTAATAAATTGGGTAGTTTTTGGTTCAAATAAATTGCAACACCTTGATGTTACAAAAACAATATTTGAACAGTTTACTGCTCGCGAAGACTATTCACATTTTTGGAATCGATTTCCAAAATCATTTATTCGACCCAATTTGATTGAAAAATTTGGAAATGTACACACCACTATAAATTTTAATTGTAAAACGAGAAATGTTTATAATGAAGAAATTTATTGTCGCAACTATCCAGACAATTGCGAAGCTATTGATTATAAATTAAATGAAGACACACCAGTAGTAATAATTCATTATATGACATTAGATTTGGAGAGTATGTTGAGAAAACGAGAGAGAAATATGAAATATGATTTAGGTGTTAATATAAAGAGTCCAAAATACACATTACAGTGGTATTTTGGAAATTCTTTTCAAAGTTTTAAAGACAATAACCAAGATTTACGAATGATTCAATATATAAATAAATAACTGTTAATAAAATATAAAAATAACTATTAATAAAATATAAATGACAACATTATATTTTATTATAACTAAAGACAAAAACCATCTATCTATTTTAAATGATGGTGGTGGAGCAAGCGAATTATTATTTTACACACTCGCTCGCAATTTATCAAAAAACTATAAAGTAATAATTTATAATTTAGAAAAAGAGGAACTAACTCTAGATAATATAGAATATAAGTATTTTGATTGTAATAATTTAGATTTCATTAAAAATATACAAAATTCTGTTTTTATAATACAACGGCACTTTGATATAGCAATTGATTTACATAGAGTTAATTCAAATAACAAATTTATCTTATGGAGCCATGATTATTTAGAATATAGATTTGCTAATTTATGTGGGAATTATAGTCAAGACTACATAAATTACTATTATTCAAAAAATTCGATTACTATAGTAGCAGTGAGTAATTTTCATAAAGATAATGTTATGAGCAAATTTCCGAACACATCTATATATGTCATATATAATGCATTATTTCCTGAATTATATGTAAAACACAGTCTTACTAATATTGATTTGAATACTAACCACATTATATTTGCGTCAAGTTGGTCTAAAGGATTACACAATATAATTAATATTGCTTGTGAATATTATAAAGTAAATCCTAGTTTTAAATTATTAATGTTAAAACCATCATATGATACACGTAATGAAGATTTCTCTAATGTTCCATTTATAAATGTTTTAGGAAATATTAAAAATAAAGCAGAATATTGTAAACTACTACAAAGTTGCTTATGTGTGTTAACAACGTCATATCAAGAGACTTTTGGATGTGTATTTGCGGAAGCATTACATTTAGGTGTCCCTGTTATTGGAGATAATTCAATCAGAGCAGGTTTTCAAGAAATAATACCAAACAAATATTTATGTAATTTCAGAGATACACAAGAAGTTATTAAGAAAATAAATATTTTGAAAGAACTAAGACAAAATCATAACAATGAACATAACAATGAACATAACAATGAACATAACAATGAACATAACAATGAAGATAAAGTTAATATTACATTAGACAGTAAATTTTATAGTCACCAAATTATAGAAAATTGGAAAAAACTAGTTTGATTAAAAAGTATATAAAAGTATATATTGAAATAATATAAAATGCTTTCAACAATACATTCAAAAATATCTTTATTATATGGGTCAATGGACCAAGAACTAGTAGAACAACATTTATCTTGTAAATATATTAAACCAAATAATATAGTTCTTGAGATTGGTGGTAATCTTGGTAGAAATGCTTTAGTTATATCTAATATATTAGATAATGAAACTAATTTAGTTACTTTAGAACCAAATAAAGAATATTATAATAAACTGGTTAAAAATAGAGATCATAATAACAAATCATTTAATGTTGACAATTGTTGTTTAAGCATCAATCCAGTTTTTATTTTAGACTCTAGAAGCTTTTTAGAAGATAAATTAGATGATATATTTCCTATTAGTTCTATTGAGTTAGATGCTTCAAAAGCAAATAGCGCTAATATTATTAATTATAATGAATTATGTATTAAATATAATTTAATATTTGATACTCTATGTATTGATTGTGAAGGGGCATTTTACTATATTATAAAAGATATGCCATATATTATTGATAATATAAAATTAATAATTATTGAAAACGACTATGAAAATTTGGCTCATTATGCTTATGTAGAAAATATATTTAAAACTAATGGTTTCAAATGTGTTGAAACATTAAAGCTAAATAACCCACCTTGGGATGCTCCGTGTAAAGATTTTTTTTATCAGGTATGGTCTAAAATTATCTAAAATTTGCCTTATATTGTTATATTTATAAATATAACAATATAAGTATAAATATGACTAGTATTTATATATAAGTACTATTTATATATAAGTAGTATTTATATATGACTACTATTTATATAATTATTGATGATAATATTAAAAATGTCGCTATTGAATACGCTGTCTCTATTAAAAATAAATTACAAGCACAAATAATAAACATTAGTACAAATGAATATCATATTATAAAGTCGTTGAATAAATTATCTAAATATATATTTTTCGGCATTAAATATACTAATTACATTAGATATTATGAAAGAGATAATTTGAATTCTTCGAATGTTTTTTTCGTAAATCTAGAACCATTAACATGTAATGGTTCTTATAGTAAATATAATTTTCTACAAGAAGTTTTGATATTTCATGCTAATTATCCATTTATAAAATTATTAGATTATTCACAAGAAAATGTAATAATACTTAAGAATTATAATATATATTCGACTTATTTACCTTATCAATGTAATCACAATGAAATTAATCAGACTATAATAAATAAAACTTGGGATGTTGTTACATGTAGTTCGTGGTGTCCTAGAATAGAAAATGTTTATAATAATATTCCTATTTATTATAATAAATTTTCTATAGGCAATCCAGTTTTATGGGGCAATGATAGAGATAATATACTATTTAACTCTAAAATTATTATTAATATACATCATAGGGAGAATGATTATAAAATATTAGAAGAATTGAGAATTACCAGATGTATATTAAATAAACTAATAGTAATATCAGAAGAAAGTACATTTCCAAATATTTATCCTTTATCAAAATATGTAATTTTTGTTGACTATAATAATATAAATGAAAAAGTAAATGATGTTTTAAATAATTATGAAAAATATTATAATGAAATATATAAAAATTTTGATATATCTAATATAGATACACTTCTCACAAAATATATAGAAAATACAATATAAATATTTATATATATAATACAATATATCAATCAATTAATGGAACCTATTGTTAATGTATGTAAAAATGATTTATATTATGTTAAAGACTATAATAAAGACATATCAAAATTAATAAATGATCCTATATTATTATTTCCCGAGAGTGCTATTGCTCTTTCTAGAGATCATTTAAAAACACAAGTATTAACATATGACACAATTAAACCACATTTTAATTTAACCTTAATTAATACTGGTGGTGGTGCTCAATTTGTAACAAGTAATGGTTATATTATACAAACAATATTTGATATATCAATGTGTATAAAAATATTGTATAAATCACTAGATATTCCTATATTAAAAAAAAATATGGATATATCAGACGGTTATTTAATACACTATGCTAAAAGATATGGAGATTTTTGTGAACCTAATGATAAAATAATACATATACCATATACTGATACATCTTTTGATAGAAAAATAAATAGTTCTATAGATTTTAAAAATAAAGTAAATAAATGCTTTTGGAGAGGTGGATGCGATTTAAATGGTCATATTCGCCATACTGTTTGTAATATTTTAAAGCATTCAATATATAGTGATGTTAAAATATACAATCCAAACTATATAAATTCTAATATATCTACAAATATTAGAGTCAATAGCGACCATATGAATAATTATAAAATTTTATTAGCCATTGAAAGTGTATCTAGTCCTGCTGATGCAGAAACAATTTTATTTACCGGCTCAATACCAATTATTATATATAGATGGTGGAAAGCATGGTTTTATGATTATATTGAAAATGGTAAAGATATGTATTTAATTCATTATGATAATTTAAATACACTACCTTATATAATACAAGAATTATGTGAGAATGAAGACAAATGTTTAGAAATTATTAACAATACAAAACGATTTGCGGAAAAAATATTTAATAAGAATTTTATAAGAACACATATAAAAAATGAGATACTTAATCTCTCTACTTAGAAAATATTAAAACAAAATATTAAAATAAAATAAAATCACAATGAGTAAATAATCCTTTACCTTGTGCTAATTTAATATTATTTTTATAATTATATATTACTTCATTATTTGTTTCATTATTTGTTTCGTAATATTTATCATAACTTGTTAAAATATCTTCTAATCCTAGATATTTATTTGTCTTTACATTAAAATTTAATTTTAATAAAGGCAAAACATAATTTTTTAATATATGAGTATTACCAATAAATATATTGTTAGACCATAGCTGATGTACTAAATCAGTAATATACCATAAATATTGTAATGAATATTCACTCATTATATTATTATAATGTAATCTAATCTCATCATCTTTTAGCCAATATAAACTTTCTAATTTATATGGAAAATTCAAGCAGTCATATTTATTCCATACATTTTTGGAATAAATAGGATTACCCGGATTAGTTCTATGTCTCAATTTAATAATATTAGCTACATTGTTATTTATTAATTCTATACAATCGCGCAAAACATTAAAAGTTTCATTTTTTTTTTCAATTAACAACCAATCATTTTCGCAAAATATAAAATAATCAGTTTTACAATTTTCCACTAATGCTATGAATGCATTTAAAATACCAACATTTTCTTTTGAACCAATATAATTACAATCGTATTTATTAGCAAGAGCAATATCTAGTTCACTAATCTCTTGGAAATATATTAACCTATTTTTTGGTAAAATACAATCAAATAATCCATTTGTCTTATGACTTAATAATGTCTGATTAAATATATCATAACGCTTCCAACTTAAATATCCAATCGTGATATTTTCCATAATTGTTATATAAAAATTATAATATAGTTTTATTATAATTTTTATTTTAAATAGTTTTATAAGTTTCTATTTTTCATAAGTTTCTATTTGAAAGTCTTTGTCTATATAATTTATATTTGCATATCTTTCATTATAACTATTGACTTTGCTTTGAAATAACGATATTGCTTTATAATTACTCGTTTTAGATGTTACCCAAAATTCGGCATCCCAATAAGAATTACCAATGTTTCTATTTAACGTTTTTATATGAGATGACTTAGACCACCAAAAATTTCCTGAATAATGTGGTCTATCTTGAGCAAAATTTACACCCACTGTGTCATATATAGATAAATATTCTAAAACATTTTTAAATTTATATACATTGAAATATACTAAATAATCTACCCAATCTTTAATATTAGGTTTTGAGTTATGTGTTACACCTTTTGAATGTAAATATAAAACATTAAAATCTTCTTTCAATGAATCGTCATACAAACTCCACAAAGTAAATTTTTCATATAAATGAATGTTCGGGTGAACATTGCAGATCTTTATTTTGGGATCATTAAATATTTCAGGTATCAAATTAACATTAAAATCTCCCAAAATGAAGCACCTTATTTCGTCAACAATAATATATAGCCCACTGTTTTTAATATCATTTATTCTATCAGTAACAACATTTAACCAATTATTTATACAAGCTATATGAAAATATATATATGTTTTCATTATGTTTTATAATATTTATAATATTTATAATTTTATATATTTATATAATTTTATAATTTTATAATTTTATAATTTTATAATTTTATAATTATATATTTATAAAATTATGCTTTTAAACACATGAATAAAATTTATATAATTCTCTATTGAAGTAGTCATATCTAAATTGGGACTTATCCATATTACTTAAATATATATATCCTTCATTAATCTTTGATAATAATTTATTATCATCATTAATAATAGTTTCAACTTCTCTAATATTATTATTATTATAAAATAAGGGATAATCTTTGCCCAAATATTCTTCGGTTGCTGGAAGTCTACTAACAAAAGCAGGAATATTCATTTCAATAATTTCCAAAATCGAGTTGTTTGCTGAGGCTCCAAATAACGGAATAATTACAATATTTGTCTGTAACATATTATCAAACTCTGTATGGTTTTCAATATACTTTATATCAACTTTATTAGATGTAAGACAAGCACTAATTTCAGGTACAATATTCAAGGCATTTGCCTCATTTTTTAAATAAAGCTTAGCAGTGTCTCTACTAGGTAGCCATAATTTCTTATATTTTGAATTAATCTTGTAAATCGTAGTTGTAATCCTATCTTGTAATCCTAATTGAATTAAACATTTATTCGTATTTGACATAAACTTATCAATAGTGAACTTAATATCAATACTTTCAATCGGATGTTTTAGAGCAATAATGTTCGCGTTTCTATAAATAGGAATTTGTCTTAACTTATTTAAACTATTATTAGATAACACTATAATACCTTTACAATAAGCCAACGAACGAAGTACATTACTATTTGTAGCAATGTAATTTAAATCATCTTTGATGAAATGTGGTAAATCAGGGCTATAATGAAACATTCCAATCCAACTTTCACTCATTAATTCTTTATTTTCACTCCAACTAGAGAAGCGACTTTCTATACAGTCTACAAATTTAATACAATTTGCAGTTCTATTTGTAACAACTAGTTTATTAGTTATTAAATTTTGTATTACACTCTTCCATCCACCGCGATGTTTTACCATTTTATAGTATTCATTTTCCAATACAAGATTAGTAAAAAATGTTTTATTGTTATTTGCTAACCAAAAATTATGTCCGCCAATAGGATTAGAACACGGCTGTGTCTCTTGAGAGAATTGATTAGCAATATTACGCAATGCCACTTTGCCAATATTGAAATCCAACATTGATTTTGAGAAAAATACATCTTCCGGTATAAAATCGTTATTTGATGACTTCATATAATTTAAGGTTGAATTACCAAGCTTTAGGTCTTTAAGAGGGTCCACTTTATCTATACATTCTATCATTTTAGACTTTGAACGCAATGAAAACCCGCCATTACCTACACCATTTTTATTATCGTCTTGGCGTTCAGGCCATGCGGCACCTACATAATCATATTCTAAAAATTGTTCAATGTTTTTTGAATGAAATAAATAAGTGTCTTCCTGATATAATAGCAGTTTTTCGCCTTTAAAATTATTCCAAAAATCTTTAGTCAGTAACAAACGGCTATATTGACTTGTAGACAAATTATTTATGTCTAATTTAATAATATTTATAACATTTGACGCGTCTATAGATTCACATATAGACATAGATATACTTTTTATAAATTCATAATTAATATTACCACATACAATAGTATGTTTCCATTTAGGCAGTTTTATAATAGTATTCTTGATGACAAATTCAAGGTGTGGTAAAATTCTGAACTCAATAAGAAAGGTCTCAAGTTCTGGTTGTTGTTCTACTACCTCTATATTTATATTTCTAATAATAGGAATACCATGAATACATTTTATTCTATGAAATTCTTTAGGTGAGTGATTAGCCATTTATAAATATTTAATATTTATATGTTTAATATTTATATGTTTAATATTAAATATTTATATTTTAGAAAATACATCTAATAATGAACTAATTATTTTAGTATTAATAATTGTAGGATCAAAATTAGAAGGTCGTTTATTATCATAAATAGACAATATTATTTTGATAGTTTGAACCAATTGATTGGTATTATTAGAAATAACGTTAATAAAATGAACTTTACTCTTATATATATTAATACATTCTGCTTCTATTTCTGAACCCGGTAGTTCACTAATTATATAAATATCATCTAATAATAATGCTTCGTGTAATCGGCATGTCTCTAAAATAACGCTATTACTGAATCTAATATTTAAAAATATTTTGGATTTTTTAATAATTTGTGTTAAATTATCTCCAAAACAATTCTGTGGCACATATACTTTAATGTTATTACCTAACAAATTATTAATAATTTGTATTCTTCTATTGTTTAATGTTCCAGCAAATAATACATCAATAGGCTTATCACAATTCAAATCATTATTATAATTGACCAATGAAGGAAGTAAATGTGATACTTTATTATTAGGAATATTGAACGGATGCTTTGAATAATACTGAATATTTATTTTAGAATAATCAAAAATATGTGCGGCATTCCTCATTAATTTATATACAAATTCATTTGAAATATGTTGGGATTGTGATTTGTCAAATTGCTCTAATTGATAAAAAAAATATTTTTTCATAGGTAATTGTTGAATATTTTTATCTGATTGGTATACCCATTGTGGACAAAATAAGAACATAAATCTAGTTTTATCATTGTTACAAAGTGTAATATCTTCATTTGTAATATGTCTTATATTTACTGAACTATTTATACTTAGATCATTTAATACAGTTGAAAATGATTTTGCTATATTTTCAACATATTGCGTAGCAAAAATATCTATGTGTTTAATATTCATATAATAGACAATATATGTAGTATTTTTATATCTTTAAGTTTTGTATTTTGTAATTAAAATAGTATTCAACATTCAACATTTAACAGTCAACAGTCCCCGTAAAATTCTTTAACCAGTGGATTACATTTGATTTTAGAATAATCAAAGCTTGTTAAATATAGTCCATCGAGAGATTTTAATCGCGATAAAGCAACATAAGTTTGGCCGTAGGCGAATATATTACTACCAATATCTATAATAGCATTTTCAAGTGTTAGTCCTTGTGCCTTATGAATAGTAATAGCCCACGAATAAATAAGTGGAATTTGACTTAATCCAACCATTTTATTAACTTCTGATTTCCAAATATAGTAATCTATTAGAGTAGGGTCTTTACAATTATTAAATTGTACATATGGAAGATTGTGCTCATTAAAACCCACTATTACTCCTTGACTTCCATTAGCAATTTGTAGTTCTCCACATAAAGTTAGGTTAACAATACACATAACGTGTGTACCTATTTTAAGTTTTAATTTTTTTTCAGCTATTATATTAGCTGCTAAAAAGTCGTATTCTCGTTTCAAATGTTCATTACTTTTTAATAATAAAGCAAGCATATTATCACTGAAAGTTTCACTAAAAGTTTCACTTTTAGAATCATTATTTTTGGCATTAAGGTCAACATAAGCAAGTTCATATACTACCTCTTTTACTGAGCTAGTTAACTTTAAATATTCTTTGGTGTTAATATGCTCGACATCTCTCTTAATAGGTGAAAGAATTGTTAAGACTTTCTCTTTTTTAATTAAATCTAAGTCTTCGTGACTAAAAATACGACTAGTTAATGTTGCTTTTGTTAATGGTGTTATTTGACCCTTTCTAATATATTTTAGAACCTTTAAAAATGTTTCATCGTTTTGCCGGAATATGGTTTTAAGCACAATTTGATTTTCCTTAATGAAGAGCTGATTCCATAGCTCGTGATCAAAACAATACATACTTTCTTCTTTTTCACAACCATTAGAGAATACAGGAGAGAGCTGGTAAAAATCTCCTGTAAAAATTACTTGAAGTCCACCAAATGGAATAGCTTTCTTGTAGAATTTTCTAGCAATAAGGTCAAGTAATAATAATATTTTTAATGACATCATACTTACTTCATCAATAATAAGGATTTCTAAACCTCTCCAATTTTTTAATTTATGCCTTTTTTTGGTGAAAAGCTCTTCAACTATTTCTGAGTTTTTCTTATTTGCTAGTCCAATACCCGAAAACATATGTAGTGTTGTTGCTTTACATTGAAGCAAAATAGCAGCACAACCAGTTAGAGCACATACTTTTATAATTTTCTTTTTCTCTTCGGCATCGTTTACAATATTTTTAATTAAAAATGATTTACCGCTGCCTCCTGGTCCTGTTATAAACAAATTCTCTCCTTGTAAATATTTATCAAAGCAAATTTGTTGTTCTTGACTGAATGTAGTCATAATTAACTTTTATTACAATTTAAAGATGTTATAAAAATAAATACGAGTATCAATTTTTTAAGTTAATAATTTTAAATTATAAAATTGAAATAATATAAACTAATATTACTAATAACAATATATTTTTATCAATGGAAAAGCGAATCAACTGTAAAGTGACCGATTATATTGATAATTTGAAGAATCATATTAAATCTTATGTTGAAGAAAATGAAAATATATGTTTTAAAGAAAAAAGCGATTTATTAAAGTTTATTTATGATTTTGAAACATTGGAAATCAACAAGCAAGACTTTGTAAAACGAAAGCGGAGTAAGTCAGTTGTTCCATTTTATAATCGTTGTATTGCTAAAAAATCTTGTGGTGAGCAGTGCACTCGCAAAAAGAAGACAATGTCAAATTATTGCGGGACACACGATAAGAATAGACCTCACGGTGAGCTAAATGATTGCGAAAAAGAGGAAAATATTTTAAAAAAGGTAGAAATATGGATACAAGAAATAAACGGAATTTCATATTATATTGATAAAAACAATAATGTTTATAAAACAGAAGATATATTATGTAATAGTCAAAATCCAAGCATTACAGCCAAATATGGAGTAGAAAATGGAGTTTATAAATTTGTTAATACATATAATAGTAATTAAAATAAAAAATAAAACATAAAAAATAAAAAATAAAAAATAAAAAATAAAAAATAAAAAATAAAAAATAAAACATAAAAAATAAAAAGCATAAAAAAAATTGATATAAAAACATTTCTTTTTTTTTCTTTTATTAAATGCTTTTAACTGAAATGGTAGAATTATTATCTAATCATTTTAATATTTGTAATAATAGTATTACAAATATTTTAGAAAATAATAATATAAGAATTAATCAAAGATTATTATTAGAAAAGGATACTTTTATTATGAATAAACAAGAATTAAAAAAACAGTCTTCGAATAGAAAATCAAATTCTAATACTAGACAAATAAACGTTAGTGAACAAGTTAAAACGCAAGTTGTAGCAGAAGTCGTAACAGAAGTCGTAACAGAAGTTGTAGCAGAAGTTAAAGCAGAAGTTGTAAGAGCACTAGACGAAAATAAAATCAAGATAGATGAAAATAAACCAAATATTGAAATTAAACCTGTAAGAGGTCGCGGAAGACCTCGAAAGAATACTGTAATGAAAGAAGAAGAAGAAATGTGTGTTGAGGTGGAAGAGATTGAGGTTGATGGTGTAAAATATTATAAGACTTGTGAGAATATATTACTAAGTAAGGATTTAGAAATTGAAGGTATATTTAGGGATGGAAAGATAGTACGAGAAAAAGATAAAAAAGAAAAAAAGGTCTAAATATATGAGAAAGTAACGAAAAAAAAAGTTTTTTTTTTGAGGTTTTTCCGTTTAAAACTGCCCTTGCTTCCCCTGCCGTAAGAGAAGTTTAGTCGTCGTCGTCGTCGTCGTCGTGGTCGTTGTCTTCGTCGTCGTTGTCGCTGGGAGGGAGAGTATTTTGTCCGAGAAGATGTGTAGGAATAGTAGGTTTAGCCTTAGCCCTAGCATTC